TGCTATTCTGACATATAATATTCTGGTTCTAATTTTAAACCTAAACTTTTAGGTACTCCTTCACTTTGTATTTGAAGAAAATTAACCATCATTTCTCTTCCACCTGGTTGATAACTTAATTTTAATAATTCTTCATAAGAAATACGTTTTGTCTCACCCGGTGAAAAACGTCTACGAATATTATCTTCTGGAATTGTATATAATACAACACTAGCACTACGATTTTTTACATTATAATAATAAGTTTGATTTGCCATTTTTTTAATCTCCTTTTTCTCAAAACATAAAAATGGGGAGTGGGAGATTTACTCCCTCTCCCCTATATGATATATTAATATTTATCTAATAAATTAAGGATTAGTTGGTGTGGTACCACCAGCAGGAGTTTCATTGCCACCTGCGGCAGGAGTTCCATCTTCATTAAGAGCACCATCAAGGCGTCCATCAAGAGTAATTACATTACCAGTAATACCATTAAAGTTCCAAGTATCCATTTGACCCATAAGAGAAGTATCAACATAGCAGCAAATATCATTAGTTAACATAGCAACTACGCCAACCTTACGGTAAACTTGAATTTCCTTAGACCAGTCACCACGATTATCAAGATCTTGTACAAGAGTATTGCCTTCAAAAGCAATCTTAACAGGCTTACTATTAGCACCAGATGGAATAATCCAGCAATAACCTGGATCGATTACTTTACGACTATTTGTTTCATCTTCAAAACCTTGTTCAAGAATAGTTACTGTACGTCCTTTATAATTAGCAAGACGACCATTTTCCCAAAGTTCTTTCTTCATGTCTTCAGTATAACGCCATGCTTCTTGAGGAATCATTTTTACTGCAAATTCATAAGTACAATAAATAGCAGGATTACCATAAGCACTAGCAATATTTAAAAGACGATCAAATTCAGCTTCGTCAAATCCATTTGCTGCTACACGGTTAGCAGGTGGAAGTTGATTGATAGAAGCTTTAAGAGCATGAGCAACTTCTTTTGCAATAAGTTCTTCCATACCCTCATAAACGATACGAGTTACTTCTGCGAAATCAACACGGCCATCAAGAAACTCTTCAAGACCAACTTGAGCAGCTCCACCAATAGCGCTTGTACGAACTTCAAAAGCCTCTTCGTTCTTACCAAGCTTAAATACTTCATAAACACCTGCAAGACCAATACGAGTAATAAATTGCTTTGCACGATTATTAGAATTAAGCTTACGACGGAAAATAGGTTTATCACCTTGGCCGAATGTTTTCACTTCGGCAAATTGCATATAAGTTTCAGTAACTTTCTTAGGAAGTACTTCATCGAGAGTCTGCTCAATAAGACTGAAGATCATATTCTTATTATTACGATAATCAGCAGAAGTCTTGCAAAGTTCATGAAGTTCTTCACGGAGTGTTTCATTTAAAGCTTCATAACTAAGATTCTGTCCATTAAAACTATAAGAAGTAGGAGCAGAAGCAGTAGCTTTAGCAGTTGCCTTCATTAATTGAAGTAATTGATCAAAATTCAACATCTTTCTTCTTCTCCTTTCTTATTATTGAATACGCATAACTTTTACGCCAGGTTGATGGTCAGGCATTGTATAAACTTTAACAACTTGCCATACCATATCACTAGCAACAGGATTAGCTTTCTTAGTAAGAATACCTTTATTATTCTTATCAGGAACAAGCTTATCTTTAAGAGCTACACTAGCATCAGCAATCATATTAGTAGTAAAAATATCACCAACATTAGTCTTTAAGCAACGAGGAACCATTGTAGTGCCTTCTGGCATTAATTGTTCCTTATATTGACCAAGAATATGGAATGGATCTTCATTATAATGAATTTCATACATATCTGGAGCAGCAGTTACATCATCAACTGGATAAGATTGACCACCAACATTTACTTTACCATTGGCAAAAGTAATAGAACCATCAGCAGCATCTACACCATTACCATTATAATAACGAGATTGTTTATCCCACATTTCATCTGGTTGAAGATTACGATTAGCATCGAGACCACCACCAAATGGACTATATACACGAGCTTGATAATTATCTTTTAACATAGCAAACTCGGCATCAACTTGATGATCACGATAAAGCTTAATTTCATTAAATACAAGCATCCATTCACCGGGACCATCAAAATCTACAACACCTTCAGCATAGTCATATTTTACAAACTGACCATTTTCAAGAACATTAATATCCTTATGTGCAGGTAACTGAGCATAAACTTCTTTAGTTGCCTGACTAGAAAGATGATTAGGTTCTACTTGGCCATAGCCATAACCATTAGCAACAATATAACCAGCTTGACTTGTAATATTCTATTTTAAGAAATCACTAAGCATTTTATATTATCCTCCTCATTAAAGATTCTTTTCTTTTCTAACTTCGTTAACACGTTTAATCCAATCAGGAATGTCATAAGCATCATTTACTACTTCATCAAGATTATAAGTAGTAGGTTTTTCTTCTTGCTTATTTTCTTCATAATTGAAATTTACTTTGTTACGAACGCAAATTACAGAAAGTTTAGCTTCAATTTCATCATAAGAATACTTATCAATGTTATCTACGCAATCTTTCTTTTGTTCTTCAGAAAGCATATAGAAAGTAGTTTTAATTAAGTCTTCTTTCTTTGTTCTTTCAATAGAATTTTTAAATTTAACAAGTTCAACCTTTTCAGCAGTTAATGCAGAGATTGTATCTTGTAATTCTTTATTAGTGTTTTCTAAAGCATTATACTTTGTAAGAAGTTCTTGATATTCAACAACTTCATCAAGACTATATTTAGCCTTTTTCTTTTTCTTTTCTTCATCATCTTCAGATTCTGATGCAGATTTCTTTTCAGCATCTTTATCTTCTTCTTTATCTTTAGGCTCAGACTTTTTCTCGTCTTCCTTTGCAGGTGGTGCAGACTTTTTGTCTTCATCCTTTGCAGGTTCAGACTCTTTAGAGTCTTCGTCTTTTGTAGCAGGCGCAGTCTCTTTAGACTTATCATCTGCTTCTTTATCAGAACCTTTATCTTCTGTATTACCCTTTTCTTTTTCCTTATCTTCTTTATTCTTCTTGAATTGAACTTCATAAGCTTCAACATCTTCAAGAGAAAATTGAGATTTTTCTGAAGGCTTAAATTCAGGACTTACTTTTATAAGTTCAGCACCTGGTACAAAGCCATTCTCTTCGGTAAGAGAAAAGTCTAAACGATAATATGTAAGATCTTTACGACTACGAAGAATAGCGAACTTTTGGCTACCTTCTTCATAAATACCATCAATACACATATCTAAATCACGTTGATTTGCCCACATGTATTCATAGATAGCATCCCAAAGTTGGCTACCAATTTCAACAGCATATGTATTAAACACTGGTGTTCCTCCTTCATTACTCAAAATTTCTTGCATTTTTTCCATAAAAGAAAATAGTTTCTATTTAAAGCTATCTTCAAAGGAAAACTGTACTTTAGTAATGCTGGCCCCTTCAAAACAAGGTTCCACATCTTCACCTAAAATACAAAGTTTTGACATTATTGCTTCATTAATAATGAAAAATTGCGGTTTCCCATTATTATCTTTTGTCCAATATGCATCTAAAGTTTTATCATCAAGTTCCATTGATTGATTATTACCTTCATCAATAATTCTCTAAGACTCCGGATACTATCCAGTCCATATATATCCTTCACAGCAAAGATATTCATGAGGTACTCCATCATCTTCATACCATTGAAACCAAACTTGAGAATCCATAGATACAAAACCATAAGGACGAGTAGTATCTTTAATCTAAAATTTACCATTAGATAGATCAATTATTCGATTATGTTCTTCAAAGTCTTCAGTAGCTTCATTATAATAACCAACTATTGGACAACCAGGAATTGATTTAGCTAATTCTCGTGCTACTTCTTTTGTAATAATACTATTATTACGATTAGCCTCTTGGCCTACGTAGCAAATTTTAATTTTACATTTTGAGATTAAAGGATTAACAGGCTTGAAACTTAATATTTCAATAGGCATTTCATCCATATTTATACTAGTATGTGCCATTTTTGACTATTCCTCCTTTTCAACTCATAGCTTCTATATTTTTTATTGTTTTATCAGATTTCTAATCATCAGGCTTTTCAGGCCTACCAGTACTACTTTCTAATGTTTTTTGTGTTTTATTTTGATTAGTTTTATTTTTTGTGCCCAAAATATCTTCTCCATTCATAGTTGAACTCATAAGTGGAGGAATCATTAGGCTAGGTAAATCAAGAATTTCATTTTCAAAATATGCTAAATTAACTACAGAACTCTATCCATGCCCAAGAGCTACCATCGGTAAAAATTTAGACTAACCATTCGCAGTTAATTCTTTATACATTTTAGATAAATCTTTATAATTATACTATGTTGTTTCCAACATTTTATAAATAAAATTAAATTTTTTATTTTGACTTTTTTTATCTACAATTCTATTAAAGAAAATTTCAAATTGCAATAAAAGATTTCTTACAGTAGATTCATCATCAAGAATGGATTTCTCAAGAGATAAATTATTTGTTGCACTAAGTATATTTCTTGATATACCCATTGCTTCATAAACTGCACGTTCTACTTTTTCTAAATCATCAGTTTTAGTAGTAGTATTTTTATCACTAATATCAATAGATTGAACATCAGCAAAAGTTGTAATAACATCTACACCAATAGCACGACTTAACATAGCAACTATAGTGTTATGAATATCACGAGCTTCATCTACATCAAAAATTAAATCTCCATCTTTATTCAAAGGAAGTTTCTATACTAAGATTTTCAATAATTTTTGCATCTATTTTTTTCTATCTAATTCCTAAGCTGCATCTAAATCAATAATGGCAGGAATAGAATTTAAAAAATAAGGTATATCACTTCCATTAAGATTAAATTTTATTGTATTATCAGGATCTAATAAATACCATCCATACTAACTAGTATAAAATCCTCTATCATCAGTATTAAAATAATCCATATCAGGTCCCAATTTACCTTGTTTATATAAAGCATATCCTTTTGCAAATTCTTCTGGAAATAATTTAAGAACACGCATACGATAAGTAGGGTCTCTAAAATTATCATCAAAAAATGCCATATTAAATTCAATAGCAGGATTATCTTCTACAAAATATCTTGTACGGCAATAATCAAAAGGTAATTCCTATAAACGAATTCCTTTTGCACTATTTATAAAATATCCATAATAACTACCATATTTAACAACTTTTAATGCAATATCACCGCACAATTTTTTGATATATGAATTATCTAAATAAGATAAAATTTTTGTCCATTCTTCTAAAACCTTATCGGCTTTTACATTTTCTTTTACATTTTCTGGATATACATACCAATCATATCTATACATAAAAGCAAAATAATTACATACAGTTTGATATATTCCACTTGCATTATAGAAGAAATCTGAAATTGCCCTCATTTTCTTATAGTCTTTTTTAATTATAGCTTGAAGAATTTCTTGTTTATTACAAAATGGTAATTTTGTTTGTTTTAAAGTACCTAAATCTAATAAAGCATCTTCAAGTTGTTTTACTCCAACTTTTATTTTACCATAATCAATTACTTTACCTTCTTCAGTATAATTAAAATTAAATAAATCAAAGCCTTTATCATGGATAGTTTCTTGTCTTGATTTTTCAATTGCTTCGTCCAAAATACTACCTCCTTAATAACCAGCTTTTTTCATAATATAATCATAAGAAATTAAATTTTCTTCATCATAAGGAATTTCAATTAATTTAAAATCATGTAAAGCGCAAAATCTACGTTTTTTATTATCATTATACTATTGCTAATAAAATCCTTTTTTTCCTCCAAATTTTGCACTTGGTTCATAATGCTATTTTCCTTGAAATTCAATTATAAAATCAATCTTTCCATCATCATCAAATACTACAAAATCAAATCTTAAAGGGCGGCCATTTGCACTTCGTAAATCTGGAAAAATGTATTCTTCTTCAAATTCTAGACCAGCATCATCTAAAATTTCTTCAATTTTTATTTCTCCTCTACTTGCACGCATTTACTTTTCCTCCTTTAAGTCATAAACATATAGTCAGTAATTTTAAATTTTCTTTTTTTCTTTTTATTTTCTTCTTCTATTTTAATATAATATAATCCATATTCAAAAGCAGAGAATTTATCTTTTTTAATTCCTTTATTAGCTTGTTTTAAAATAATATTAATTCCTTCATTTTCTTCACGAAGATTCATCATTTCTTCTTTTAATATAGAAGTTAAAGTAAATGGTTTTAAATATTCTGCCCTTTTTTCTGGTGTCATTTTCTTTCCAGCAACAGTATCTAATAATTTTATTTTAGCTACACGTTCATCAATTAATAATTTTACTTTACCAGCATTTAATTGAGACTATGCATTAGCATGAGCTTCACTATTTTCTGGAGCATGAGCTTTAATTAAATACATAGCTCCTTCTTCTGTTTCATCAGTTCTAAATTTTTTATATTCATCAGCAGCATCAGCTTGAGTTCCACCATATACACCAAAATCAGGATAATGTATACCAGTTTCTACATCATCCTATGGTTTTACCATATAATCAACAAAACCAATACCAATACCATTAGCATCAATTACAACTCTTTTAGCTTTATATTTATAAAATAAAGATTTAACTTTTTTAGCCTAATCTTCAAAATGAGAATCAGACATAGTATAAATATTAACTAAAGACTTAATAGCTGGTCCTGCAGACTACGGAGATACTTTCCATACACATACTACAGAATCGCATCCTTTACGGCCTACATCAACAGATAAAATATAATAACTTCGAGCAGAAGAGCGACCTGAGTATTCATATTCAGGCTATTTTAATACTCTATTTTTATCAAATACTTCACCATTAAAATAAGCGTCTTCAGCACTTCCTGACCATTTAGATTCATACTCACGATCAAAAGAAGCTTCATTATAAGTACCATCACGTTGTAAATCCTATAAAAATGTTCTATCTAATAATTTCATTAATACAGGAATACGCCAAGTGCCACCCATAATAAATGCTTTTTCAGGTTCAGTAATCATCCAAACTAATAATTGAATTAATTTATCATATGCAAATGTACCTTTCCAACCAGCAGTAGTTACATAAATCTAAGATTTATTTAATGTTTCTTCTGGCTACATAGTACCATCCATACATAAACGAGAAACATTCATAATTGGTATTAATACTTCATTAAGAATTTTTCCATCAATACCAACACATTCTTCTAATAATCCACCATGACGACGTTTACCTCTACTTTTTTCAGTAGCAGATAAATTATCAAAATAAGAGCCATTTTTAAATTTAAATATACAATAATCCTTACTCTAACGAGTTTGGCCTGGACGTCTATCTAATTCTCTATCAAGTGCTGGAACTAAAGTACAAAGTTCATCAACTTTTTCTTTTATAATTCCGGCTGATTGTTCTTTACCACCTGAAGCAACAAATAACTTACTTCGTGGATATAAGATACATCGAATCATTAAAACCAATACAGATAAAAATGATTTTGAATAGGCACGAGGGAATACCATATACACATATTTATATCGCATTGCCGCACGTAAAAATACTCTTTGATAAAAATAAAAATGTAATCCATCGTCTGGAATTTTACCAGCTTCGCCACCTTGTAAAAAATCAATAAACATATCAGGATATTCACGCCAATATGCTATATATTGACGTAATATTGGTTTAATAGGTTCAATACGTTCTTCTGATAATCCTATTTTTTTTCTTCGTGAAGCAGATAAATCTAATAAATTTTGTAATGCCATTAGATTAAATCCTCCTCATCTAATAATGAAGATATAAATTCTTCATCATCTTGTTCTTCTTCTTCTACCATTTGACGTAACTAAACAAAATCTTCATCTTCTAAGAATTTATCTTCATCAAATAGTTCATTTTCAAATGCTTCATCATCACTAGCTGCATCAGCATCACGTTGTGCTTCTTTTTCTTTATCAATTTGAATTTGTTTTACAGCCTATTCAATTAAATTACCAAGATTCATTTCTTCAGTAATTAAATTATGAGTATATTTCTAAATATCCTATAATGTTCTATCAACTTTATCTTGTGGCCCATCAGTATAATATCTTGGTATAAATCCATCTTTTTCACAAATTGCTACTAATTCACATACTGAATCAACAAAATTACCTGACTCATTTTTATTCTAACTAGCAGTAAATTTACCAGATTTCATTAACATATCATACATTTTTACCATTTTTTGAGCGCCTTCAACATCTGCCATATCTAATAACTAATTAGATTTTAATGAAGTTTTACATACTAACTTTAAAGTATCTTCATGACCGGCAGTTTGAATATCATAAGATTCCATCATTTCATTATATAATTTTTCTAACTATACCCATTCTTCTGGTTTATAAGTCTTTCCCCATTTCATACGAAGATATAATTTATCTTCTTCCGTTAAAGAATCTACAATAGTATTATCTTCTGGAACATCGCAAATACTATCAAAATAATCACCATTACTTTGTTCTTTATCATTAATCGAATTTTCTTGTTTAATTGCTTCTTGAGGAATTATAACACTTGAATCTTTAATAGCCTAATCAATTTCCTAAGCGCTATAACCTTGACGTTTCATCGCCTATTCTAATTCTTGATTTTCCTATTCTTGTAAATAATTACTGTCAGCCCAACGCCATTTTTTATATTGATTTAAACGCATTACAGCTAAATAGCGACCAAGAATTGTCATACCAGTTACTGAATTTTTATCTTTACCATATGATAATAAAAGTTTATTCCATTCTTTTGGAACATATGGTACATCACATTCTTGTAATATCCATAAATAAGTATCTGGATTCCAATTATCTACGTGCATTGTAAGACAATCTTTACATAAATTTAATTTACCTGTTGGATATTTTTCTAAATTTTGAGACATATAAAAATTATCTTCACTTTTTGTTCTCTAACATTTTTCACAGAAACGCTATGTTTTAGATTTTGGCATTTTTATACCTCCTTTTATATTTATTATAAAAGGCTAATTTAACTTAATTTTTTTT